AACTGATTAAAGATGCAGTTCAAATTAGTTTGACAAAAGACCTTGGCACAGATTACTTCCTTGATCCTATTGCTCGCCTTACAAAGATTAAAGATAATAATGGACAAACTAGTACAGGTTGGAATAGTCTTGATAAGAAGTTATATGGTGGATTTAATCGTGGTGAATTGAACATTTTTGCTGGTGGTTCGGGTAGTGGCAAATCACTGTTTATGCAGAATATTGCATGTAACTGGGTATTGATGGGTCTTAACGGTGTTTATATCACGCTTGAGTTGAGTGAAGAACTAACTGCAATGCGTATTGATGGCATGCTAACTAACACTGCATCTAAGGATATCTTTAAGAGCATTGAAGATATTGAAGTTAAAGTCAAGATGCTTGGTAAAAAAAGCGGAAAATTGCAAATCAAGTATATGCCAGCACAAAGTAATATCAATGATGTTCGTGCATATATCAAAGAATTGCAAATCCGCAGTGGTCGCAGAGTTGACTTTGTTATGATCGATTATCTTGACCTACTCATGCCAGTTAGTGCTAAAGTTAGCCCAAGTGATTTGTTTGTTAAAGACAAGTATGTTAGTGAAGAAATTCGTAACTTTGCAAAGGAAATGGATATTCTTCTTGTTACTGCATCACAGTTAAACCGTGCTAGTGTTGAAGAAGTAGAGTTTGACCATTCACATATTAGTGGTGGTATTTCTAAGATTAACACCGCAGATAATCTATTTGGTATCTTTACATCTCGCAGTATGCGTGAACATGGCAAATATCAGTTACAGCTTATGAAAACTCGTTCATCTAGTGGTGTTGGTCAAAAGGTTGAACTTGAATTTGATATTGATAGCTTGCGTATCCGTGATATGCCAGATGATGGCAGTGATCAGCAGTTTAAGAAGACTGGCAGTAACATATTTGCTAGCATTAAAAATGGCAGCAATACTAAACCAGTAACTGATATGACACCAGATGAACCTGTTGGTAAGGTTGCCGCAGATGTAAACAGCAGTGCGTTGCGTCAAATGTTAAGTAATCTTAAACAGAAGTCTTAACAATGCAATCATTTTGCCATCAACCTTGGGTAGCTATTGAAATAGATAACGTTGGTTATATAAAACCATGTTGTAAATTTAATATAAGAGCCGCAGAAGACTGGGAAAATTATAACGTCAATAATATTAGTATAGATGATTATAATAAAAGCAAAGGTTTAACTAAATTAAAAGAATCTTTTTTAGCTGGTGAGAAACCCGTTGCTTGTGAGCGTTGTTGGAAAGATGAAGCAGCAAATTATCCAAGTAAACGACAAATGGATAATGAACGTTGGCAACAAGAATTTAATAATGTAAATTTAGATGACCCAAAAACATTATTGCTAACTTTGCCACTAGGCAATATCTGTAATCTAAAGTGCCGTATTTGTGGACCAAATCCAAGCAGTAGCTGGAAAAAAGAATTTCAAGATGTGTATAAAGTAAAACACAATATACAAAACTGGATTGACAACGAAGAAATCTGGGATTTTTTATTGAATACTACCGATGATGTTTTAGAATTACATTTAACTGGCGGAGAACCATTTTTATATGATAATAAAAAGCATTTAACTATCTTATCTAGAATATCCGAATCAAGCAACGCTAGTAAAATTAGATTACACTATAGCACTAACGGAACTGTATTTCCAGATCAGAAATACTGGGATATATTTGACAAATTAAGATGGGTTGATATTCAACCTAGCATTGATGATATTGGCGCACGATTTGAATACAATAGAAAAAATGCTAACTGGAACGAAGTTGAAGAAAATTTAATAAGATATAGAGATTATATCAATGTTCGTCCTAACATGCAGCTAAGCATTAGCACAACAGTTAGTGTGTTTACAATTTATTACCTTGATGAAATCTTTGATTATTTTAAAAACAATAAACTGCCAAAACCATGGTTAGGAAAGTTATCTAAGCCAGAATATTTCAGATGTTCTATATTCCCAACCCAACATCGACAGACAATTAAACTTAAATTGTCAAATAGCGAACATGAAGATTTAAAAAATATAAGCCAATGGTTAAACGACGATGATTCTGCTTTATTGGAAAAATTTAGAGAAACTATTGCAGTTCATGACAAGTATAGAAAAGAATCATTTGAAAAAACATTTTCTGAGATTTATTCATGGTTGTTCTAACCATTTGACAAACTGTGCTGGATAAATTTCATTGAACGAATGTTTTGAAAACTTTTGATAGTTTATTAAAAATTTTTGTAAATCTTTTCTTAATATCTCGTGGTCAAGATTTTTAGTAAATTCAATATCTGAAACAATATAATTAATACTCTTGCTGACCATCATTTGTTCTTCAACAGTCAAATATGATTTTTTACGTTCATACCAATTTTGTATTTGTTCATGCAATTCATCTTTTATAGATTTTGGCAAAATAGATATATTTTGAAATTCAGGAAATCTTACAATTGTGCTGTAAACTTTCTTAATTTTAGTTCCATATTTTTCTTTGAGTTTAATATTCAAATCAAAAAAATCTGTTAATGACCATATACTAAAAACATTTACAGTGCTTTGTAAATGTAATCCACAATTTTCAGGTGAATTTTCGCACCAGTAATCTATGTTACGCATAAACAAATCATAATCTAACCCGTTTCTTGTAAATTCTGCCATAGGACCAACGCCATCTATGCTGGCACTGATAACAATTCTATTAACTTTGTCGTGATATGTTAATAACTTTTTAATAAATTTGCTATCAACACTCATATTGCTGTTTAACAATATATCTAAATCTAACTTATCATTGGTAACATTTTCTAAAGTCTGCCAAAAATTAGGACTCATAAGAGGCTCGCCGCCACTTATTTTTAAATGCTTAACGTTATATTTTATTTGATTCCACCATGTATTCCATGCTTCTTGAAACTCAGGTTTTGTTGAACCTGGTTTAATATGTATTTTGTTATAAAGATTTCTATTATCTGTTTGAATATCCCATGGTCCAGTTTTGCTTAATATATTTGCCCAACTACTACTTTGTCCACTATCACAATAGCTGCAACTAAGATTACACAGATTATCAAATACAATTTCAATTAACTTTGGTATATGGTTTTCATCTACTTGTAAGGTTTCTATACTAGATTCCCATTCTATGCTTTTATGAAATCTGTCACTTACAATATTTTCTTTTTCCAGATGCGAACACATATGACATTCACTTGGTATCTCGCCATTGAGCATTTGTTTTTGCACTGCAAGTTTATGTGATGTATTATGTAAAGCTGCTGGATTTTGCTTTACCTCATCAAGAGAAATTTGATGCGGAATAGGATGATGGCAACTATTACTTAAACCATGATTGAGATAAAGATAAAGTTCTTCCCACTTGGCTGGACAAAAAAACTTTGCTCTTTTGTCTAGTTTATCTTTAATTCTTTCCATGTGATACTTATTGACCTTAAATAATGCTATGATAAAAATCGATGATATAAAACATCTTCATATGGAATTTAGTAGTTTATGTAATGCTCGCTGTCCACTATGTCCCAGAAATTTATATGGTTATCCTTATAATCGTGGATATGAAGAAACAAGTTTGTCATTGGAACTGATAGAAAAATCATTTAGTCCTGACTTTATAAAACAATTAGGTATGATTTTAGTTAATGGAAATTTTGGCGATTTCACTGCCAATTTAGAAAGTATAGATATACTAAAATATTTTAAACAACATAATCCAAGTTTGTTTATACAAGTAAGCACCAACGGCAGCGCAAGAAATGCTGAATTTTGGCGAGAACTTGGAAATATAAACAATACAAAAGTAGAATTTTGTTTAGACGGTCTTGAAGATACTCATCATTTATATCGTCAAGATACTGATTTTAATAAAATCATTCAAAATGCCAAAACATATATGGCACCAGGTGGGTATGCTGTTTGGAAGATGATTAAATTTGACCATAATCAACATCAAATTGCAGAAGCTGAACAACGAAGTAAAGAATATGGATTTAAAGAATTTCAATTAGAAGACCATGGAAGAAATAATGGACCAGTATTTGATCGCAAAGGCAATTTGGTCCATGTTATGGGTGATTGGAACGCGCATACTAAGATTGAAGAAATTATTGAATTTCATGCCGATACCACAAAAAAATATCAATATCCAGCTTACAATCCAAATAGAAAATTAGACTGTTTTACAAAAAACAATAATTCAATTTATATTGCTGCCGATGGGCGAGTATATCCATGTTGTTATATGGGCTTTAATCCTCTTACATATAATAAAGGCTGGCATGGATTTGTAAATGGACAAATCAAACCAATTGTGTATAATAATAGTCTACATGAAACAACTTTAGAAGAAACAATCAGATGGTTTGGGAAAGTTGAGTCATCTTGGGCAAAAACAAGCACGGAAGATGGACGCCTTATACAGTGTGATATAACGTGTGGTAAATTGGAAACTGCCTAAAAACCCATAAATAATTTTGGAGTATAATAATTTGCGTAAACAGTCACGAAGCATACTTGATGAATTAAGCCATATGTCGATAGGCAAAGACACTGGTTTTGTATTAGAAAGTCGTGCCAATCATATCATCAATAGTGCTATTAATTTGATTAATCAAATACGTGAAACCTATGACACTCCAGAGGCAGAAGAATTAGAACGCCGTTTATTAAATAGTATACGCACCCAAGAACCAACTAAATTTATACGTGGATTGAGAAAAATAAATGAAAGCAAATGAAATCATTGTTGAGGCAACTGACCCAACAAATCCTCCACAAACAGGTTCTAAAGAATTTGACGCTAGTCAAGAATTTATAAAAAATATAATACTAGGAAATGATAGAAAACCTGGTCAACTTAATATAAATCCAGCAAACTTTGATGATGCAGACAAATATAAAAAAGCATTATGGAGCGTTTTGCGTTATAACACAGGTGGGAATTTAAGACAAGCAGATGTTGAAAAATTAAACTTAAACAATGCAGATTTTTTTCGTGGTCCCGTGTTTATACAAAACAAAATTGCATCATTTGCTCCGCAATTAACACAAGCTTGGTATAACAACAGAAAATTAAAATCCACTGCGCAACAGCCACAACCTAATTCAAAAACTCCTACAGTTGGACAGCAAACTACTTTAACAGGTAAAAATGGTATAAAATTTACTTACCAATGGCAAGGAAATGTATGGGGACTAGTTACAAAAAATGGTATAGGAAAATCAGCAAATAAAGCAGTAGCCGATGAACTTTTTAAACAAACAGGAACAGTTCCGCCTTATCAATCAACTAAACAGGACAATCAGCAGCAAAATAATCAAACACAACAAACCGCAACAAGTGGTAACCCAAGTGAAGATATTTTAATAAATTTTGCTAAAGCCAGTGGATATGAAGGACAAGGTGAACCAAACAATTTAAATTTTGTTAGGTATCTTATTAACACAATTAATGATGATACTAAAAGAAAAGAATTTATTAATCGTATTAGATTACTATATTCAAGTTAATTTTTTAAAAATATATAAATACCATTAGCGTAATAATAACGCATATTTTTGGAGAAATAAAATGGCAGATTTTTATCGTGTAAATGGTTCAGTCGGTGCAGTCGGTGACGGCAAGGGCTTTATCTCAACTGCTGCAGGTGCAAGCTTTATTGGTAAGTTCCCAATCGCTCTTGCAATCGTTATTCAAGACGGCAGCTTAAACAAGGCTAACCTACAAGCAGAACTTGGTGTTAACTATGCAGTCGAAGGCATTCTAAAGGCAATCTCTGCAAATACTACAATTCTTGCTTATCAGATTGAAGCAAACACTAACGGTAACCTTTCACTTCTACTTGAAGGTGCTGAAGGTCTTTCATCAACTGACGCAGGTATTGCTTCTATTGTTCAGAGCATGATCCGCAACGGTGGTAACGGTGCTGGTTACTATGGTAACAACAACGTTAACGCAAGTGGTTCAGTTGTTGCTAACAACGGTTTCCGTATCACTTACGCTGGTTCTTAATATCAGTTATAGGATACAACCTATTAGAGGGTGGGATTTTTCCCACCCTTTTTTATTGTCTATATACTAGTATGATTAGATGTTTTAGTTTGATAGATTTAGGTAGCGAAACCAACATTAACAAGAATTGGATAAGCTTATTGCAATCCGTAAGTTTATATTCTGATTTTGAAGTTTTGTGTTATCCTAAAAAAGTATGCCGTGATATAAATGGTTTAAATTTTGGCGAATCGTATAGTGGTTTCCATAATGTATGGATATTTGACTTTGAAGATACTAAGACTGCTGATATCAACGAGTTAGAGCAAATTATAAATTATCTACCAATTATATGTGGACTTAATGAAACTATTAAGATTCCCTTGAAATGCGTATTAACAGATACTATAAATAAAAATGTCAGTCTTTTATACATAAAAACTGATATTAAATAATGATGCTCTGTGGGGATTAGCATGACTACCATATACAAAAACGAACGTGAAAGTTTAGAAGCCCATGTTGATCTATGTGCAGAGCGTTATGACAAAATGGAGAATAAAATGGATACTATGGAATTAAGACTTGCAAAAGTTGAAACCATAGTCAGCGAGATCAAAAATATGTTGATCGAGAAAGAAACTTTGGCTTATAAAAAACTCGTTGGCTTAGGAATTGGCATTATTGGCTCACTACTAACAGCCCTATTGGGCTTAATATTATATGTTGCAAAAGCACATAGTTAATTGACAACGTTACCGCTGTAATGTATATTAATAAAATGAACAGCGAAAAACAAAACTTCAACAAAATTACACAATTTATCACTGATTCTTACAACACATTGCCTACTAAAGGCGTTGTCGTTGTAAAGTCAGTGCGGAATGGGTTTATGGTTAATAATATGTTAGTCAAGCAAGATGATAGCTATTGGTCCGTTCAACGAGAAAAAGTAGAGATAGCGAAATTTAAACAACGTAGAGTTGCTATTCTTTATGCAGCACTGACGAGTAAAAAACGTTACTATGACAGCAATAAAATGCCTGGCATTGATCGTCAACTTGATGTATTTTTAGAAGATAAAAATAACTTTATGATTAGACTTAAAAAATCAGATAACCCAGTTTTATCCAGTAGACTTAGCAGAACAGAAAATGACCTTGAATTATTGGATCAACAATTGAGAGAATTAGAAAAAAGTCTCTCTTTGCAATAAATAACTTAAACAAGGACATCATGATGTTTGTAAAAGAATTTAATAATTTATCTGCCAGTGAACTTAACCAACAATTGGCTAAAGTATATAAGTGGCAGCTTAACCTAAACAGCCTCACAGAAGGCAGTGCAAGTCAAATGTTAGCAACTATGCAAAACAAGCTTGCAACTATTCGCAAAAGTTCACAAGTGCATCATGCTGAACGTAATCCAAATTATATGGAAGCAGTTATGGTAACAAAAGTCCTTGAAACATGGAAAAATGAAATGGCACACGGTCGTAAAATTATCGCAGAAAAATTACAAGCAATTGATGAATATTGCATGACTCAACTTAACGAACGTGAGTTGACACCAACAGAACTTAAGAAGCGTGAGCATTTTGCAAAGGCTCTTAAAGGAAAAGCTGGCGATTTTGAAAAGCGTTATGGCAAGCGTGGCAAAGATGTTATGTATGCTACAGCTACAAAGATGGCAAAGAATGAAAGTGTTAATCTTCCACCAGCATTAACAGAAGGTGAAATCGAACAGGCTCGTGTTACTATGGCTGCTCGTGATCTTGCTGATACAGTTCAGGATATCGTTACAAAGATTAGCGATATGCAAAACGAACAACTGCCAGCACTTGTTAGTGCCATGAAGGATGAAATTGGTATGGATCAGGCAAATTCATTTAATGATTCAACCAAGCAAGTTCTACAGGGTCTTCTTGATGCAGCAAACAATGCACGTGATACTCTTGATAATGCAGCACGTGGTGTTTATAGCCAACCAACAATGGGCGAGCCTAGCAGTGATATGGCCGCTGCTCCTGATATGAACGAACCAGTTGGCGGTGAAGCACCAATGCCTCCTCGTGACGAAGAACCAGATTTAGCTACTGCAGATAGTGCTGTTGGCGGACCTGCTGAATTAGGTCGTGGTAAACGAGCATAATATGAAACTCCTAGAAGTTGCGCCAGATTTTGTTCGCAGTCAAGTAGGAACCTTGATGACAATCTTGCAATTCTTGCAAGATAAAACGCCACCTGGCACAAAAATTCCGATGGCAAATATCGGTAAGATGATGAATAATGTTGGTTATCCATTTGATTGGAGAACATTAAAAAATCTTAAAGAAAAGAATAAAGCACTCGCTGAACTTATTGGCAACTTTGACGAAGAAAATGGAAAATGGCTTACAATAGGCAATAGCGAAGATGAAGAAAACGACGATGAAAAATCGGATATCGATGTAACTCCACCCGAACCCGATTTAGGAATGGAACAACCAGATATGGGAATGGGTTCGGAACCACCAACAGAACCAGAGGTTGATATTGCTGATGGTCGTAATCCAGAACGCTCTACCGTTGATAAAATGGCTGCACGAGCAGCACGTTTTTAACCTAAATACCTGATGCGTATTGGTGATCTTGAACAACTAACAAAATTTCATGATAAACTAAACCCACAATTGTGGGAGAACAATCGTTTAAAACCAGAAGTTCGTCTTGCGCTATTCAAGATTGCAAAAGAATTTATTAAATTTATTAACGTAGATGATATCAGATTAACTGATATTACAATTAGTGGTAGCAATGCTTCATTTAACTACACGCCAGTCAGTGATATTGATTTGCATTTAATTGCAGATGTAGATGGTCCTTGCGAACTAAACATTAAAGAAATGTTTCTTGCTAAGAAAAGCGCATTTAATGACCAACATGATATCAATATATTTGGTCATGCTGTTGAAGTTTATGTACAGAACAGCGATGAAAAGCATATCTCTAATGGGATATACAGCGTATATAATGACAATTGGATAAAGTTTCCAAAGAAGATTACAGCACAACCAGATACATCCAATATCGAAGATAAGTTTGAATATCTTCATAATGAAATTGACCAAGCAGTAGATAGCGGTGACCGTGAAACTATTGAACGATTAAAGAAAAAAATTAAAACAATGCGCCAAAGCGGTCTTGATCGTGATGGTGAATATGGTGTTGATAATCTTGCGTTCAAATTATTACGAAACGAAGGCGATATAGAAAAACTTTATAAAGCTGGCACAGAAGCAACAGATACAGAATTAAGTATTGATGAAGGCAATGCCTTCTTGGGTGCATTGAATACTGCTAGAAAAAATAATTTAGAATATTTTATAGTTGATGGTAAAAAGTACAAAGTCAAAAATAACAAGAAGATGGTAAAAGAAGAAGAACTATCGGAAAAGTGGAGCAAAAAATACAAAAGAAGCATAGATTGCTCTCATCCAAAAGGTTTTAGTCAAAAGGCACACTGTGCTGGCCGTAAAAAGAAATAAATATACGGTGGAGTAAAAAATGTTTACAGCAACCAATGCCAGAATCCAAAGTATAGATAGTTCAATTGTTGAAACTGAAATTGCACTTTTGAATATTAATATTTTAAAGGCAGTAAATGCTGGCAATATAAATGTAACTGTGTCAAATACCACACAAACTCCATTTGGTGGTAATGTTGTCGTTGGAACACCAATGACCATTGATACCAATTATTATAATGCTTGGCAAACAAGCGTTTCTAACGCATTGGCAAGTGGCTCAATGCAGTCAGTATTGGACAACTTTGCACGTTTGGGATATACTGTTAGCCGTGTTTCTACCGATGGTCAGCATATCAGTTGGCAAATTAGTTGGTAATTTAACTTGACAATCCTTAAGATTGTGTTATAATTAAAGAATGGCAAATTCCTATGTAAAGCATAATTCGCTATATGAGTATAAAGCAATTGTGCGCAAAGAAACCGAAGTTGGTCGTCGTTACCAAACTCCTACTGGTGATATTGTTGCAAGCGTAACCACTATCCTTGACAAAACTAAACCAAAAGAAAAAGTTCAAGCACTTCGTGAATGGAAGGAACGTGTTGGTGTTGAAAAAGCACAGGCTATCACTACAGAAGCTGCTGGTCGCGGAACAAGTATGCACAAACAACTTGAAAATTGGCTTGAATTTGGCGAGTTAAAAAGTGGTAGTAATACCGTGCACCAACAAGGTGCAAAGATGGCAACCACAATTATTGAAGAATATCTCAAAGGTCAGCTACAAGAATATTGGGGTATGGAAACAGGTTTATATTATCCTGAACTTTATGCTGGCACAACTGACCTTGTTGGCATCTATAATGGCAAACCATCTATTATCGACTACAAACAAACCAATAAGCCAAAGAAAACTGAATGGATTCACGACTACTTTATGCAAGGTGCGGCATATGCTGCTGCTCACAATGCAGTTTTTGGAACTGATATTAGTCAAATTGTTATTCTTATGTGCAGTAAAGATTGTGAACCACAGCGTTGGATTATCAATGGTGATGAGTTTGACCAATGGACTGGTGCTTGGTGGGATAGAGTTTGGCAGTTTTACAATAACAACGGATAAATGGCAATAGTTCAAATAAGTAGATAAATAACTTTATGATAATATATAAAGTTATTAATAATATAAATGGTAAATGGTATATTGGAAAAGATGCTGGTAACAGAAAATATTATTACGGTTCTGGAAAAGCATTAAGAAATGCAATTAAGAAATATGGCAAAGAAAACTTTTGTAAAGAAATTTTAGAAGTTTGTATTGATAAAGTTCAATTATGCAAAAGAGAAAAATATTGGATTAAAATATCCAACGCCCTTAATGATCCGATGAGTTATAATTTAGCATCAGGCGGAGAAGGTGGCGATTTAAGTCAATATATTGATTATAAAAAACGAGGCAATAAGTCTGATAATTTTGAAGGCGCTCGTAATTGGATTAATTCATTGACAGATGAAGAAAAAGAAAATTTTTATAAAAAACAGGGTGAAAACAGAACAAAAGGTTGGTTTGTAAGTCATATTAACGATTTCAAAGAAACATTTGTAAAAAACATAGCAAAATGGTGTGTTGAAAATAACATAGATAATAGTATGCCGTCTAAATTGAATGATCCAAAAAGTCATTTATTTCAAAAACAAACAAAAGGTTGGAGAATTCGTAGATCAGATATGCCCCCATTGCCAGAATATATAGATAAACGAAAATTTGGACACCAAAATATTGCTTGTAAGGGTAAAAGTTGGAAATTAGAAAACGGTAAGAGAATATGGACCGATAAATAAAAATAAAGAATATTGGAGAATTAAATTGGCCATCGTCCAAATCTCAAGAATACAACATCGTAGCGGATTATTAGAAAATCTACCCCAATTAGCTAAAGCAGAATTAGGTTATGTAGTTGATCAACGTCGCCTTTTTATTGGTAACGGTTTAGTTACGGATGGCGCTCCGCAAGCTGGCAATACTGAAATTCTTACAGAATATAGTGATATTCTGAATTTAGCCAATCTTTATAATTTTGAAAATAAAGATGCTGGTTATAATCCACAAACTGGTAATGCAAAGGCTGTTTATAATGGCATTGCTTATAATGGAACAATTTATGTTGTTGTTGGTACAAATGGCAATATTCTTACAAGTACCAATGGCACAACTTGGACATCTACTATTAGTGGAACTAACCAAGATTTATTGGACATTACATATGGCGGCGGTTATTTTGTTGCAGTAGGTTCAAATGGAACTGTAATTTATTCTACTACTGGTACAGCATGGCAATCAAGTGGAGCAGTTGCATATACAAATATTAATGCAATAACTTATGCAGCAAGCAAGTTTGTGTTAGTTACAGAACTTGGACAAGTTTATACAAGCAACAATGCTACAACATGGTCTCTACAAACAAGCACAGTTAGTGTCCCACTTTATGCAATTGCTTATGGAAATAGCACATTTGTTGTTGGCGGTAAAAACGGAACTATTATTACCAGTGCAGATACTATAACTTGGACCAGCCAAACTGTTGGTTATTATGATATTTTAGGTTTACGATATGTAGCAGATTCAAGTAGTTCTTTTGTAGCTACTTGCACAAAAAATAAAGTTTATTATAGCACAAATGGAACAACTTGGTCACGTGCATTAGTAGATGCGTTTACAAGTAGCACAACCGATGGCACTAATGCTTATGCGATTACTAGTTGGGGCGATGTTTATAAAAATAGCACCGCATCACTTGCTTATTTGAGTAACATTCTTGGCACTCAAGGTGGTACCGCAGGCTCTGGAGAAAACTTTACTTACATTTATAATAATGGCGCTGGTTTGTTTACAGTGTTAAATGGTAGCGGTGGAATTTATACTAGTGGTAATGGTACATCTTGGACAAGTCGCACAAGTGGCGTGTCAACTGGATTAAACAGCGTTTATTTTGATGGAACTACATGGGTAGTTGTAGGCGATAATGGTGTTATCTTAACTAGTACCAATGGCACGACATTTACTTCTCAAACAAGTGGAACTACAAATAATTTATTGTCTATTACAAAAGGCGCAGGAACAACTTGGATTGCAGTTGGTGCTGGTGGAATTATTCTCACGAGTTCAAATGCTACTACTTGGTCATCACAAAGCAGTGGCACTACCAATGATTTGCGCAGTGTTACTGTTGCTAACCTTGGTGGCGGAACATATAAGGCAATAGCAGTTGGCACAGGCGGTATTGGTGTTAGTAGTACAAATGCTACAACGTTTGCTACTTGGACCTCTACGATTGCTAATAGTGCAACCGACCCATATGGAAATACTGTAGCATTAAGCGATCTTAATAATATTATGTATTTGACATTTACACCACCTGGTGGCAGTCCTACAAGTATTTGGATGGTAGTTGGAGATCATGGTGTTGTTGCAATTAGTACCAACAGCACAGCTTGGTATACAAAATTAACAAATACATACAGTGATTTCTTAAGTGCAGTTTATGCAAATACTTATTTCTTTGTAGTTGGTGATAATTCATTGACATATCTTACAAGTCAAGATGATTCAACATATAAAACTACAACCATATATTATGGAATAAATTTACTTTATCCAGATTTACATGATGTTGCAACAGGCGTAGATAGTTTAATACCATCAAATTACTACAATATTCTAAGTGGTTCATATGGTTATCTTTATAGTGCTACAAATCAGGTAAAATACTGGCACAATTCTGCTGCAATTTTAAATTATACAACAAATAACATGGGATATTTTAACGGCAAGTATTATGCTGTTGGTACCAATGGACAAATTTCTTATAGTTTAAATGGCGTAACATGGACAAGCCAAAGTTTTAGCTATGGCGGAACAACTACACAACGTCCTATTCAAAGCAAACTTGATGACTTTGTAAGTGTAAAAGACTTTGGTGCAAAGGGCGATGGTGTTACTGACGATACAGAGTCTATCAATCGTGCGTTATATGAACTATATGTTCGTCCAACAAGTTTGGCTGCACGTAAGAGATTGTATTTTCCTGCTGGCAATTATATTGTAAGTGGCAGTATTAATGTACCAACCAATGCAAGATTAAGTGGCGAAGGACAATTTAATACTAAAATTACACAAACTGCTAATCCATATATCTATCCATATATTACTTGGGTTATGTATACAGCAGATAGTAAGCAACAAATTCAAAATCAAATTGGTTTAAATGGTGCTTCACTGCCAAGCAATATCACAATCAGTGATATGTCATTGAGCAGTTTGGGTGATGGTATTATTATTGATAGTGCAAATAGTGTTCAGCTTCAAAGCGTTGGATTTATTGGACCATTCTCAAGTGTTACAACCTCAACTGATCCAATCAGCGGAAATACCACTGCTGCCATTAAATTATTGGGTAAAAGTTTAACATATGATACAGATATTAATGTTGTAGATTGTTCATTAAGTGGTTTTAACGCTGGCATCTATGTACCAGCTAACAATTATACAAGTAATGGATTATTTGATAGTTGCACATTTACAAATCTTTATTATGGTGTTTATCTTGTTGGAACAAGTGCAAAAGGACTAACATTAAGCAATAGCTATATGAACCTTGTTTATGCAAATGGTGTTTATGCATCTAATTGCACAAATTTTGTTAGCCTTAATAATTATTATTCAGATGTTGGCGACCATAATCAAGGGGTAGCAAACCCTAACGTGGAAGTTATCTATTGGGCAAGCACTGCAACTGGCTGCGCTAGCATCGGTGATAATTTTGATAGAACTGATTATGATGTTATTACTGAAACTGTAGGAACAGTTCAGTGGGCTTATGCAAACTATCTGCGTAGTGGAGCATTGCAGCAATATAGCGGTCGTAGCACTAGTATTACTGCAAGCACAACTGCTGTTATTAATAGCAATTATGATGGATTTTCTGCCAATACAACAATTATTATGGATTATGGTATTCAAAGAAATAGCCAAATAAGAACTGGTACTGTCAAATTAAGCTTGACAAGTGGTGGTGTTTATAGTATAGATGATGACTACTCTCAATCTGGTGATGTTGGTATAACATTCGGTTATAACGGAACTGACATAACTTATACATCAGATGGAAATGGAACAGGTCTTCTCAACTATGCTATTAGATATTTCGAACTCATCTAATTGGTTTACTAAGCGTTCTACGGATAATATTTTACAATGGCGTACTTTCCGTAGAAGTATTGCAGAAAATCATATCGGTATTGTCGCAGACGCATGGGCTAATTGTCCGATTATAGATTCATATCTAGAATTTGATGACGCTCGTAACTGGCCTGACCCATGGACACTTATAAGTGATGGCATTTATGATGATACTGCTCGTGCATTAGGTATATTTTACACTTTATACTTTACTTCTTATCCAGAAAAGGATAATATGTTTATAGAAGTTTATAGAGATAGAAAAAATCATGAATACCTTAATTTAGTCAGATGCGAGAATGGATTATATACGCTGAATTATCGTGAAGGACAGGTCGTAAATAACCTCACGATTAGTTCTTCGGCAGAATTAATTAACCGCATAAATTACAAAAATTTACCAATTTGAAAGAGAGACAAGATGGCAATCAATGTTATTAAGCGTGATGGTCGCAAGGAACCATTAGATATTGAAAAACTTCACAAAGTAGTATTTTGGGCAACTGAAAATCTAAGTGGTGTAAGTGCAAGTGAATTAGAATTACGTAGTCAAATTCAATTCTATAATAACATTAAAACTAGTGAACTACAAGAAACACTAATCAAAGCTGCTGCTGATCTTATCAGTGAAGAAGCGCCAAACTATCAATATGTCGCAGGCCGTCTTGTAAACTATCATCTTCGTAAAGAAGTTTATGGTGATTATCAACCATTTCCACTAATTGATATTATTAAGAAGAATGTAGATAGTGGTTTCTATGATGCTAATCTACTAAGCGATTATACCGAAGAAGAATGGGCAACTATTAACAAGTTCGTCGAACATGAGCGTGATATGCAACTTACATATGTTGCCATGGAACAACTTCGTGGCAAGTATCTGGTACAGAATCGTGTTACTGGCGAAATTATGGAAACTCCACAGGTTGCTTATGCTCTTATTGCTGCAACCCTATTTGCCAAGTATCCACAAGAAACTCGTCTAAAATATGTGCGTGATTATTATGATGCTATCAGCAAGCATGATATTTCTTTACCAACTCCAATCATGGCAGGTCTTCGCACACCACAGCGTCAGTTCTCTTCATGCGTGTTGATTGAAACTGGTGACAGCCTAGACAGCATCAATGCCACATCCAGTGCTATTGTTAAGTATGTCTCACAAAAGGCTGGCATCGGAATTGGGGCAGGTTCTATCCGTGCTATCGGTTCTCCTATCCGCAAGGGTGATGCCTCTCACACAGGCTTAATTCCATTCTATAAGATGTTCCAAGCAGCAGTTAGATCATGCTCACAGGGCGGCGTTCGCAATGGTGCTGCTACCCTTTATTACCCGCTATGGCATTATGAAGTAGAAGATTTGTTGGTTCTCAAAAA